CGCCCTGTTCGACATGGTGAAGGCTACGCCGCCATGGGCGCCGGCGCTGGTCTCGAAGTTCGGCGCGCTGGCCTGGCAGCAGCTCGATGATGCCGGCCCGGAATACGAATACATCATCGACGGGTGGTTCACCCTCGGCGACAAGTCCGTCATCGGCGGGCCGTCCGGCTCCGGCAAGAGCTTCCTCGCGATCCACGCCGCCATGTCGATCGCCCGCGGCACCGACTTCTTCGGCTGCAAGGTCCGCGCGCCCGGGCTCGTCGTCTATCAGGCCGGCGAGGGCGTCCGGGGCATCAAGAAGCGGCTGCGCGCCTACCGAAAGCAGTTCGGCATTCCGGCCGACGAAGCCGTGCCCTTCGTGCTGCTGCAGTCGAAGATCGACCTCTATCGGGCCGATGGCGACACCGCCGCGCTGATCACCGAGCTCAAGGCGATTCGGGCGATCTACGGCCTGCCGCTGCGAGCCTTCTTCATCGACACCCTCGCCACGGCGCAGGGCGGCGCCGACGAGAACAGCGGCAAGGACATGTCGGTCGTGATGGAGAACATCGACCGCATCAACCGGGAAGCCGGCTGTCACGTCTGCCTCGTCCACCACATGAACGCCGCGGGCACGAAGCTGCGCGGGCACACCTCGATCTACGCGAACATCGACCAGGTGGTCTTCGTCACACGCGACGAGGTCACGAAGGTCCGCACCGCCGTCCTCGGCAAGCAGAAGGACGATGAGGACAACGCGCATATCCGGTTCGAGCTGGCCTCGGTCGAGGTCGGCAAGCGGGCCGACGACGGCAAGCCGATCACCTCGTGCGTCTGCCTGCAGGTCGGCGAGCGCGAGATCATGATGAAGCGCAGCGAGGCCGCCGGTTACGCGCTGCGGGGCCGCGAGGAACCGATCTTCAAGGCGCTGATGGCCGCCATGCGCGACAAGCCGACGGTGCCGACACCGGAGATGATCGCCGAGGGCGTGCCGGCCGACGTGATCGCCATCCACTACAACGACTGGCGCGATGCCTACAAAGGCGTCGGCGCGCCGGGCAATGACGGCGAAGCCCAGAGCGACGAAGCGATCCGCAAGATGTTCGAGCGCGAGGTCATCAAGGGCGGCACGCACCTCCTCAAGCACGGCGTCATGGGCTGGTCGCGGCCCTGGCTGTGGTGGACCGGCAAGCACATCAGGGGCTTCCCGGAGACGATGCCCGCCCCGGCGCCGACCGGACAGGAATCGGACAGATCTTGGACACAGGGCGATGATTGGGGTGGTGCCGATGGCTTCGGGTTCTGACGACGAAACCCCTGATGCGCCTGATCTTGCGGGTGGTGACGACGGCCGGACAGATTCCGGACAAATCCCGGACATCGACGCCAGCCTGCGCGCCAAGGGGCTGATGCCGGGGCAGATCGATCCGGACCGGGCGGCGAGGATGCGGGAGCGATCGGCGCGGCTACGGCAGCACGAAGACGGCCCCCCGCCGGCATGGACACCCGCATGGGTGGAGGCGCGCTATGTCGCGGCGTTCCGCACCTGCCTGTCCCTGCCTATACCTACCGGCCCCAAGGCCTTCGGCTCGAATTGGCCGCCAATACTTCACGAGTTCGGCGATCATGTTGGGCAGGCATCCACTGGCGAGATCGGGAAAGGCCGGAACCGTGTCACAAGGGGGGCGCCCATTGAAGAGATCGCCGCGATGGAAAAGGTCTTCGAGTGGGCGCTGACAGTAATGCGACCGTATCCCGTCGAGTCCAAAATGCTCCAAGCATGGGCTCTGTTTCGAGCGCTCGGGAAGGACCCTGACAGCCTCGCGGCACGCATCGGCGCCAGCGAACGCACATTCAGGCGTCGTCGCAGACAGGCCGCAACCCTCTGCGCTGAAAGGCTAAACCGGCTCTCCGCGCGGACCTTCTGATGTGTGCGGACGTGCGCGCCTCAGGAGGGGGGATTTTTTTTGGCCACGAAGTGTGTTCCTCATGCGCGAGGTATGCACCGAACTGCGCCGAAAGGAACGCCCCAGCGGAGGGCTCGCCCCCGGCAAGGGGGTGAGGCGAGCCCAGAGCGTCGGGACGGACTGGTCGCTAGACTATAAAGAACTGCTCTAACACCCCGCGCGAGACCTCGACCGAGACAGACGGCCCGAGTCGGAGCCGCAACCGCGTCGAGATCCACATCAGCGAAATACTGGCCCGCTCATATTGTGAAGCCTAATGCGGGACGCATGAGCATATCTCGACTTTGCGCTTCCCCCGTGCGTCCACGACCTCATGAGTTTCGCAAATCCGTATCCAGCCGACAGGGCAGCGCGGCGCGTTCTCAGAAGTGGGCCTATCGCGGGTGGTGCTTGGGAGATCGGCGGCTGACACGGAGCCGACTACGCCAGAGATCGCGACAACGGCTAATACAAAGCGCATTCCAGCTATCCTCTAATTATGGCCAGCCGATCCTGTAACCAAGCCGGAGCCAAGGCGAAGACAGTCATCAAGCCGGGGAAGGCCCCATGTGCTCATGGGAATGCGCTAATCCTCGATGTCTGCTATGGATTTGCCTGTAGCGCGCTCTATACCCCGGCGCACACCCATCAGGAACGGCGTGAACCGCGCTCTGGTGGCCGGCTGAGCAGGAATAGCCGGAACGGCTCTGGTCATTCCGGCAATTGACTGGAAGCCAACAACAAAACCATCGGCAAAGCTCCCATCGCGGACGATCTCATTCATTTGGTTTCCCCCTCTGATTTAGACGAAAAGTAGATCACTGCTCATGGCCCTCGGCAAGAAGACAGGCGGCCGGCAGAAGGGGACGCCGAACAAGGCCACGGCGCGCCGCGAGCGCGAGATCGCCAAGGGCGGCGATACCCCGCTCGAATACATGCTCAAGGTCATGCGCAACCCGCGCGCGGACGCCAGCCGCCGGGATGACATGGCCCGGGCCGCCGCCCCCTACGTCCACCCCAAGCTCTCGACGATGCAGCACACGGGCGCCAATGGCGGCCCGATCCAGACCGTGGACCTGACGAACGCAACAGACGATGACCTCGCCCGGCTCGAAGCGCTTCTCGGTCCAATTGCCGGTGCCGCCGGCGGAACTGCTGAGGCAGATCAGGGCGGAGAGGGCGAGGAGGGCGCTGGAGGCTGAACGGGAGCGCCTTCGGCAGGACGCCGAGCGCATCCGCATCGCCTGCACATCGCTCGCCGGCTTCGTGCGCGAAGCTTGGCATGTGCTGGAGCCGTTGCAGAAGCTGGTGTGGAACTGGCACCTCGACGCCCTATGCGAACATCTGGAGGCTATCACCGACGGCCGCATCAACCGCCTGCTAGCGAACGTGCCACCTGGCTCGTCGAAGTCGCTGATCGTCTCGGTGATGTGGCAGGCGTGGGAGTGGACGCAGCCGCACCTGCGGTCGATGCGCTACCTCGCGACCGCGTTTAACGACGGGCCGGTCAAGCGTGACACCCGCAAGTGCCGCGACCTGATCCTGTCGGATTGGTACCGCTCCCTCTGGCCCGAGGTTGTGCTGACCCGCACGGGCGAGACGAGTTTCGCGAACAGCCGGACCGGCACCCGCGAGGGCGTCGCCTTCGGATCGCTGACCTCGCAGCGCGGCGACCGGCTCATCATCGACGATCCGCATTCGACCGAGACAGCGGAATCGCCCGCCGAGCGCGAGGCGACGACTCGCAAGTTCCGGGAGGGCGCGCAGAACCGCCTCAACGATCAGGAACGGTCCGCCATCGTCGTCGTGATGCAGCGCCTTCACGAGGAGGACGTGTCGGGCGTCATCAACAAGCTCGGCATGGGCTACGTGCACCTGTGCCTGCCGATGGAGTTCGAGCCGGAGCGGCGGTGCTCGACCGTCATCGGCTTCACCGATCCGCGCACCTATGACGGCGAGCTGCTGGATCCTGTCCGCTTCGGCCGGGAAACCGTCGAGAAGCTCAAGCGCGACATGGGCTCATATGCCTATGCCGGCCAGTACCAGCAGCGCCCGACGCCCCGCGAGGGCGGCATGTTCAAGCGGGCATGGTTCGCCGACAAGATCAGGCAGGCGGCGCCCGCCGGCACCCGATGGGTTCGCCATTGGGACCTTGCCGCGACCGCGGCGAAGCGCAAGACGTCTGGTCAGGCGGCAACAGCAGGCGTGAAGCTCGGCCGCGCGCCGGACGGCTCATTCTGGGTCGGCCATGTCGTCCGCGTGCTGGAGGAGGGCGCCGACGTCCGCAAGACGATCAAGGCGACCGCCGAGACGGACGGGCGCGACGTGCACATCAGCCTGCCGCAGGATCCGGGACAGGCCGGCAAGGTGCAGGCCAAGGACATGATCAGCATGCTCGCCGGCTGGACGGTCAACGCCGAGCCTGAGAGCGGCGACAAAGCCACCCGCGCAGAGCCGTTCTCCGCTCAGTGCGAGGCCGGCAATGTCTTCCTCGTGCAGGGGGACTGGAATGAGCCCTATCTCGACGAGCTCTGCCTGTTCCCCGGCGGCGCCGTGAAAGACCAGGTCGACGCTTCGTCCGGCGCGTTCGGGCGGCTGCTGAATCGCTCCACCTTCACCCTAGCGAACGTCTGATTTGCAGAAGAAAAACACTACTTCGGCGCAGGCGGAGCGCTTGTGGTGACCGTGAAGACGGCGGTCCTGCTCAGCCCGAAAGATGGGCCGATGGTAATTGTCCAAACCGGAACGCCTGAAGCCTTTCCACTCGCGCTAGCCTTAACCGTCATAGAATTGCTGCATGATATGGCGCCACCGCCCTCCACAGCATCCAAATAGGTCGGCAGCTGCCGCCTTAGGCAACTCAGAATTCCGATCCCGCCGGGTATGATGTTGTTCTTGCGACAATTCTTGACGGCATTATCTCGATGAATATTGTACGGTATGTCGTTTAACTGCATAGATTGTTCAGTTGTGGCCTCAAATCCGGCCGAAGATTCAAATATTTTTAGGAAGCTGGCTAGCACACTCCCAGAGACATTGTTGGTGTTCTTGGCAGTAATGCTAATCTTAACTTTCAATTTAGATGCCGGGATTCCGGATTTTGGTAGATACTGAGCAAAGCTTCCAACTTCGCACTTGATAGTATTGCTCAATGTCTCGCCATCGAAACTTCTGAGCTGGACAGACGATTGCGCGCTGGCCGAGTGGGCAACGAACATCGAACAAAACGCGACGAAAAACGCAGCGACCCGCATTGTTAGCTCCCAGTAGTAATCCCCATCGCGATGCTACTCCAAGTCGAACGCAATGCAATTGATCATCGGAGCGGAAGGGCGCATGGGCAATGTGATCTCGATGGTCCGCGACAGCCTGACAAACCTCGTCAGCCGCATGGGCACGGACCGAGACAAGGCCTCGTCCAGCTTCTATGGCGTGCCGCTGCTCGACGACAGCCAGTTGCTGAACGCTTATCGGGGCGCCTGGCTCCCCCGCAAGATCGTCGACATTCCCGCCTTCGATAGCGTGCGGGCGTGGCGGGAATGGCAGGCCGAAGGTGATCAGATCGAGAAGATCGAGGCCGAGGAGAAGCGCCTGAACGTCCGCGGCAAGGTGCTGGAGGCGCGTATCAAGGCGCGGCTCTGGGGCGGCGCCGCCGTCCATATCGGGACGGGTGACCCGAACCTCGCCGAGCCGCTGAACCTCGATCACGTCGGCCTGGCCGGCATCCGCCACCTGACCGTGCTGTCGCGGCGCCAGCTCGCCGCCGGTGAGATCGAGCGCGATGTCGAGAGCGAGTTTTACGGCCGGCCCAAGGCCTATACCCTGACCTCGGGCGACAAGGTGCAGGTCGAGATTCACCCGTCGCGGCTGGTGATCTTCTCCGGCAACCCGCAACCGGATATCGATCTCGTCGGCGCTAACGAGTCCGCTTGGGGCGACAGTGTGCTGCTGGCGGTCATGGACGCCATCAAGCAGGCGGATGGAACGTCCGCGAACATCGCCTCGCTCGTCTTCGAAGCCAAGGTCGACATCGTCCGCATCCCGGACTTCATGGCGAACCTCGGCAACGAGGCGTACCGGACGAAGCTGCTGGAGCGCTACACGCTGGCGGCCACGGCGAAGGGCATTAACGGCACGCTGCTCCTCGACAAGGAGGAGGAATACGAGACCAAGACCACCTCCTTCGCGACGCTGCCCGATGTGCTCGACCGCTTTCTGCAGATCGTCTCCGGCGCGGCCGACATCCCGGCTACCCGCCTGCTCGGTCAGTCGCCGGCCGGCTTGAACGCCACCGGCGAGAGCGACCTGCGCAATTTCTATGATCGGCTCACTGCCATGCAGGAGCTGGAGATGACGCCCGCGATGGCGCGTCTCGACGAGGCGCTGATCCGCTCTGCGCTCGGGTCGCGCCCGCCGGAGGTCTATTACGATTGGGCGCCGCTCTGGGCTCTCTCCGACAAGGAGAAGGCCGACATCTTCAAGACCAAGGCCGACGCGGCGCGCGTGATCGCCGGTACCGGCGGGGCATCGCCTTCACTGATGCCCA